GCCTGATGTTACTGGTTTAACTCTATGCCACACAAAACTAGGAAATACAATAATAGATCCTTTTGGTAATATCTCTTTACATTGTATTCTATGTTTTGATTCGTCTCTCATATGTGGATCATAATTTCTAAAATCAAACTCTAACTCACCACCTTGATACTCTGAACCGTCTGTTAATTGACAGGTCATGGATAATTTTCTAATTTTACCATGATCCGGTGCGTTTTTATCTTTACGATCATAAGGTTTGTGCCAACTATCACAATGCCAATCGTAATATTGATTTAGTTTATATTTTGTAAATTGACAAGATTCAGACCAATCCCAATCAAAGTTCCAACCAGCTGATCTATTTGCTTCGTGCACATAAGGATGTAATTCTTTATATATCCAGGTATCATTTAGCCATACTAGATCAGAGTTTCTTTTTCTTTTTAAATCTAATACCTCTTGCTTGTTTAATTTTTTGTCACCATAACCACCAGTTCTAGCCATTGTCTCTTTCTGCTGCAATGCATATTCTATGACATCATCACAGAATCTAGGTGTCAATACACCACTAAAATACCAATAGTAATTAGATATATTCATACGTTATAGTCTGTACAAAATTTAAACTATCCTTTTGATTATTAGTTAAGTAATACATATTGGTTGATGGAAACATGATAAACATATTATTTTTAAGTGGTATATCCCAAGATCTACCTTTACGTCTATTATCTTCATAATGTATTCGAACATTACAATCTTTAACATTTACACCATATAACAATGTGTAATCTGGTGAGTTACGTAAATCTACTGGATCAATATTAAGTAATGGAATTGTAGTTTCTTGGGGCTTATACATATTGCCCCACGTTTCTTTGTTAATTAAATTAAAATTATATTCGAGACCAATGTGATCTCGCATGTATGTATTCAACATATCCCAAGTTCTTGAAAATGGAAAAGGTGAGTCTGTAACTTGTGATTTTAAAATGTCGTTTTGTAATTTATCCCGGTCAATGTCCCAATCTTTAGGCATTTCCACATCACCGTAATATAAAGCCTGTTCAGATAATACTTTCTTTTGCATACCACATACCTTTGTAATTTATGCTAATCTGTCTGTCAAGTCCCAAGACTGGCCTGATTCATTCCAAGAATATCCCCAAGAATGTGTGCCAGCTTCATTTTGTGAAGTTTGTTCAGCTGTTAACGCTGGAGCGTCACCAATTGGTGATTTCCAAGAAGCTGATTCATTATGTTTTACCCAAGATGGAAAAGGTTTTTTAGGCCAAAAGATTTGATTATCCTCATCCCATTCATAACCTATACCTGCGTAGTTTCCTCTAAATGCTTTTGAGTTATCGCCAGAATTATGTGTATTACCAGATGTGTTGTATGAAGTTTGAATCCACATCTGTGCAGGCCAGTTATTATGTGTTTCTAACCACTGTTGACCTACTGTTTCATCCTCAACACCATCAGCGTTCAACATTTTATCGTTATCCATAGTTAACACTTGAATAACTTTTCCGTTAGCCCCTAGTTTTGCAAAATGTGCCATAATGTTTCTCCTTATATATTAATTTTAATTACCATTCAACTATTGAAATTTGTACCTAATAATAACAATTCCTGAACCACCATTTGAACCACCACCACCTTGACCAGCACCACCACCTCCACCACCAGTGTTTGTAGTTCCCGCTGTTCCAGTTCCTCCTGAAGCATTTCCTGCTCCACCACCACCCAATCCTCCTGTTGAGGCAGAACCAGCACAAGAAGTTCCACCACCTCCACCACCAGAAAAATAATAAAAGGAACCACAATTTTGTCCTGAAGTTCCAAAAGCATTTGGTACACCTGCACCATTTCCACCTGGTGCTCCAGGATTACTTGGATTTTGATTTGTTCCAGCTACCAAAGCTCCACCACCTCCACCACCGCTGTTACTACCACCTGGTCCACCAGTACCACCATCAGTTCCTTGAGCAGGACTTACAGGGGGTGTATTTCCACTACCTCCTGAACCAGAAGATTCATATCCACCACCACCTGATCCACCAGGTCCACCATTTCCAGCAGAACTTGGTGTTTGAGTAAACGCACCGCCACCACCTGCTGATGTTATTGTTGAAAAAGTTGAAACTGATCCATCGTTTGGTGTAGGTGAACAACTCCCTGTTGCGCCTCCGCCTACAGTTATGGGGAATGAAGTTGCTGTAACAGAAATATTTGCAGGTCCTGCTAATGGTTTAGCGGGATATGTAGCTGGTGCTAAAGTAGGTGAAGCAAATCTAAATCCTCCTGCTCCACCACCACCTCTTCTATTTACACCACCAGCTCCTCCACCTGCTACTACTATATATTCTACCGAATTTGATCCAGCTGCATTACCTGCATTTGATACACAAAATGTGCCTGGACCTGTAAATGTATGAACTTTAAAATTTCCGCAAGGTGAATTTGCTACCGTATTTCCGCCGGTTGCTGCAACAAATGAAGGTAGAGCTGCTTCTGATTGTAAGCCCGAATCTGTTACCAACCAACCTCTTGTTGAATCTATAAAAACTAATGTAATTGCAATTCCTTCTTCATTTATAACTGCATTAGTAGTTGAACCTCCAATTTTATCAGAACCATTTTGAACTAATGTTAATGCGCTTGTATCAAAAGTATCTCTGTAATCTTTAAAAGCTACAATTGCTCCTGCAGTTCCTGCAGGAAGATTAACTGATATCGGTCCACTATTTGTATCTACAAAATATCCTTCACCATTCGATGCTGTAAAGCCTGATGTTTTAACAGTCGTTTGCCAGTTAACAGCACCCGTCGCACCAAAGTTTGTTGCCGTTCCTTGGTTATTAATTGTTGCACCACTAGGAATTGTGAACGTATCACCACTATCTCCCAGGGTAACTGTTGTTCCCGATCTTGGACTTATTTTATTTACTTTTATTTCACTCATAATTTTATCTTATCATACCTTATTGAAATTTATACCTTATTACCACTACGCCTGAACCACCTGAACCACCTGCTCCTGCAGCAGATGGAGTATTTATTCCTCCACCACCAGCGCCACCACCAGTGTTGGCTGTGCCATCAGTTCCTGTTGTAGGACTTTGGCTAGCACCTTTTCCAGGCCCACCACCTCCTGATCCTCCAGCTCCTCCACTACTACTAGTTCCTGGTTGTGAAGATCCTGCTCCACCTCCACCACCACCAGCTCTTGTTACTGGTGATCCTGTAATAGAAGTTGTAACTCCTGCACCTCCCGCTCCTGCTTGAGTTGCGCTTGGATTAGGTGAACCTACAGCTCCTGCTCCACCGCCACCACCAGCAGCGTAAGTATCTGGACTTGATTCAGTACCGCTTGCATTGCCACCATTATTTCCTTGAGATGGACTTACAGGGGGAGTATTTCCTGATCCACCAGATCCAGCAAATCTACCTTCTGCACCACCACCAGAACCTCCTGGTTTACCTGCACCTGGATTACCATCTTGAGTTCCACCTCCTCCTGTAGAAGTAACAGTTGAAAAAGTTGAAACTGAACCAGGTGAAGAGCTTGTAGAATCGTTAGAACCTCCTCCACCAACTGTAATTGGAAAAGCTGTTGCTGTAACTGTTACAGCTGTTCCTCCTGGATTACCATTTAATGGACTAGCTGAATAACAATCGGCAGGTCCTTTAAATTCTCTAAAACCACCAGCACCTCCACCACCACCTCTATTTGCAGTTGAACCACCTCCACCTGCAACTACCATATAAGAAACTGTGTTTTCTGCTGCTGTGCAAGAAATTTTACTAACAGTAAAAGTTCCAGGACCTGTAAATGTATGCACTTTAAAATTACCATCTTCTGTTATTGTTCCACCTGTAGCTACCAAGAAAGCATTTCCTATTACATTGGAAGTTGAGTCTTGAACATTTTTCCAACCTTCTGTGTCATCAACATAAACAAGAGTTACTGATTGTCCTTCAGTTGTTAAAGTTACGTCTGCATTAACTCCACCTATTTTTTGTGAACCGTTTGGTGAAATAGTTAAATTATGTGTTTGAAAAGTATTTGTATAATCAACAACAGAAACAATATTACCTGCAGTTCCTGCTGGTAAATTCATTGTAAAAGCTCCACCAGAAGTATTTGCAAAATAACCTTCTCCATTTGCTGCTGTAAATGTGGCTGTCTTAATACTTCCTGTCTGCCAATCAACAGTTCCTGTTCTACCAAATCCTGTTTGTGATGCGCCTGATGCTAATGTAACTGTTTTACCAGATTCACCTAAAGTTAATGTAGATCCCGATTCTGTTGTTACTGTATTTACTTTAATTGTACTTGTCATAATTATTGAAATTTATACCTTATTATTACTATTCCACTCCCACCAGTT